TTTCAAGCTCAAGAAAGCTTCCAATGGGCACTTGCCAAGGATCTGTCTTGGTTTCGACACCCTTTGAAAAATTGACCGTAACCTGTTGTTTGTCTAATGCCATTAGTATTGATGATGTAATTAAGTCCAATGTTTGCCGGATAAGTTTCCGTTCCACTTCCCGATGATGAAATTGAGTGCGTGTGAGAGGAGTTGGTCAGGGTGCCACTTGAGACAGTGGTCGTTCCGGTCATGGCTCCGTAATTGTTGTAAGGCGGAGATGCGCTAAGCGCGCTTACAGGAACCGTGTTAGATCCGGTGGCTCCTCCGTGATTGTGACTTTCCAGATTGTCTGCTTGCTTGGTTCCCAAAACTCCGGTGTAAGTTTCTCCCGAAATTGTCTGAGCACCAACGCCTCTTACAAAAATCCCTCGACAGTCAGGAACCTTAAAGCTTGCGGCTCCCGTTCCTCCGAAAGTCGTTCCGATGGCAGTGAAAAGATTTGCATACTGTGGATTTGCCACAGAATCATAAGTCGATCCATCGCATAAAAGCCATCCGGTCGGAGCTGCTGCTCCTGCAAACATAGTCACCGTTCCTGACGGAACAACCGAGCCTGTGCTGACAAAGCTTAAGTTTCCTGAATTATCACACTGAACCAGAGAATCTGCAGCAGGAACGGCTGCTGGCAAAGTCAGTGTGTAGTCTGCTGCGATTGCATTGGCAGGAACCAAAGTGATTCCCTTGCTCGATGCGCTTTGCTTTCTGATGATGACAGGACCCACATCAAGCTGAGCGCCTGTGTTTGTGGAAGACTGAAATCGAAAAGTGCCGGTTCCCGGAATAAATGCTGCGCTTGCGGTTCCTGAGGGAAGACCAGTAAAGCCCACGGAGCCACTCACATTGACGGAGTTTCCGCTCGTGATTTTGACATCAAAGGCACCGCTTCCGTCCTTAAAGTACAAGTCATTTCCTTGCATGTATAAGGATCCGGAAGTCGCAGGGGGAAATGCTTGATTCACCAGCACGATTGATGAAGCATCTGCCAGAGAAAAGCTGTTTAAGCTTAAGTCTTGATTAGCGCTTAAAGCATTAAAAGGAATTGGTGTGCCACTTCCCGGGGAGTGGTCATGATTGTCGATGATGCTGAAGTTGTTTGTGATGTCTGCAGCGTATTGAGGCCCTTCAGTGACTGTCGGAACCGGAAGAGCCAGAAACATGTTAGGTGAAATGGGTGTGGGCATAATTAAAACACTCCTAGTTTTATCGTCACAGCCGCAGATGAGTTTAGCGTCAGAGTTTTGTCATTAAAAGCAGCGCTTCGGTAAATTGTCGCCGCTCCATTAATGTCCAAAATCAGCCATCCCTGCTGCTTTCTTCCAAGCTTGTGATTAATCGTGTTGTTTCCGATGGCCAAAACGACATCGGACAAAATCAAAACATCATTAAGAGGATTCTCAAGCAACGGATCTAAAAGGCTCTTCCATCTGGTCTGCATTAAATCAGATGTGAGCTTAAGAGGAAGCTGCATTACCAGCCTCTTCCGTATGGTCCTAAGTATCCTCCGCCGTCAGGTCCAAAGCCAAAGCTGTTTCTTGCATCGGCCACTGTGTCTGCCTGACCCTCATCTCTGTTTGCAGCGCTTTCTTCGATGCGCTGTTTTAAATAAAGAATCTCAGCATCAAGCTTCGATGTGTCTGATTCCTCTTTATCCAAAGCATACTTTGCGGCTCTTGCGATGATGTAATTGCTCCACCCGTTGTATCCATCAGTGGTGTCAGTCTCAAGCAAGAGCTGTGTTCTTCGGGGAACATACCAAAGTCCAATCGTTTGACCAGAGGAAGGCTGCGGGATGAAGCGAATCGAGTTGCCAATCAATCGATACTGCAAACCAAAAACTCCGTAGATGGTTGAAGCGGTGTTTGGAAAAATATATTTATTTCTGTCTGGGAAATTGTATTTTTGGACGCTCACATAGCCGTTCGGAGCGTTGTTTAAACCTAAGTCAACTCCTGCAAGCTTGTAAATCGGAGGGGGCACTATCGAATTTCCATTAACATCCTTAAAAGTAGTAATACCATCAGGAAGTGGGTAACTGCTTTGATTGTAATTCGTAAGAAAATAGACAGGCTCGTGCACTTGGTAGTCTTCATAAACTGTAGTCACCAAATCATAAAGCTCATCGGACGCAAGATTGATAAAACTGTTCCACTCTGGAAGCGTCACGAAGTTTGAGTTAACTCGATCTGCTTTCTGCTGAGACAAAGTGCGAAGCTGTTGCAAGCTCATGTAGCCAGCGACCACAGGGATGATGGAGCTTGGCGTGGGATATGTGTAATTGCTTAGACCCAAACCATTTTCGGATGCCACTCGATACCAGTATTGGGTGTTTTGAGTGATGGCTGTGTCTAAATACTGAGATGCTGTGGGACTTGATAGAAGTGCGTAGGTGATGCCATCAAGACTTCTCTCCACTCTGTAATTTGTGGCTCCCGCGACAGGTTGCCAAGAAAGCAAAATCTGGTTGTTTCCCTGCTGTAAATAAGTGGTTTGGGGAGTGGGCTGAGAGGGAATTGGCATAATACCCCTTTATTGAAGCGGCCCCGGGGGAAATCCCCCAGAGCCACTTTTAATTTTATCTTACTGACCCTGTACTTGGACGGAGCTGTTAGAGAGATACAGATTTACTCTAACTTTGGTTCCGTTGGTCAGCGCGGTCACTGCTCCCGCTGCGCGAGTGATCAAAACAAATTGAGCACCGCCATTCACAGCGCTGTTGCTTTTTTGAAGCATGGTGTTTGGGTCGCCTGCCAGTGAGACTTCAGGAGCGGCTACGTCTACTCCGGTTTCGACTGATCCGGTTCCACCGATAGCTTGAGTTGCCGTGGCAACGAAGCATTGACCGACTGCAGGAGTAACTCCGACTGGAAGTCCGACTGCTTGCCACTGAGCAAGTGAAGTGGTTCCAAGCGCGGTGATGACATAAGGCACTCCGGCAACCACAGCAGCAAGCGGAGCACCGGAAGTCGGTTCAGCCACTGCCACGCTCATGCCTAAAAGCTTTGAATAATTATCTTGTAAGTTGATTTGAATGACGCCTGCGACTGGGTTTGGATTTCCTCCGCCTGCAGCAACGCTGTTCATCCACACGTTTTGAACGGTCCCGCCGGTCAGGTTAGAAACCCCAGCAGCTGCGGTGTTATCAACAACGAAGGTGCAGCTTACCAGCACTGGGTAAGCTTCCATTTGGTACATTTTTTGAGAAAGCCAATTTCGATTAGCCATGTTTATGTCCTTGCCTGCCCTTATCTGACCCTGGCATCGGGGTGGGCAGAACCCCGGCAAGATGGTATCCCAAGGACAATCTTGGTCTACACCCTTAGGCTATTTGATACAAAAAACCCCTTACGCATCGCTGCGCAAGGGGCTTTCTGTCGCTCTTCATTTCGTTCGTTCAAACTCTCTCAAGTTTGACTTTATCATAATAAAAAAAAAGAAAACCCCCAAGGAAAAATTCCTCAGGGGTCTTCATCAGGTTTTTAAGCTGATAGAGCTACTCGGAGATTGAAGCCGGGTGCATTACAAACGTAATTGTAATATGCCCCAACTCTCACCTCAAGAGCGTCCGAATTACCGACCCGAAGACCTTCTAAGCCTTCCAATCCGTAAGTAAGGATGTGCGGAGCTTTCCCAAGGCTTCGTAATTTCCACGAATCCATTGAGAGGCACCATGCCGTTTGAGGCTGGCACGAACGGTCAGCCAAAACGGTCACATAGCCATAAGCACTGTGGAATCGAATACCTTCGAAAGCGATATTTGCTTCCTCGTGTTTTACGTCCACATATTGCACCTTTGCTCCAAGTGCATTCTCAAGAGCTGTGTAGCTCTGGAATGACAGGATCATGGTGTCTGGGTCTGCACCTTCTCGGTTTGCAAATCCAAGTGCATTCACTACGCCTTCCTCAATTGAGTATGATGTAGCATCATAACGCAATCCGGCTAAACGAGTGGGGTCCACACTTCGATTTACGCCCCAGTAGCTGTCTGTAGGAGCCGGGCTTGTAGCCGGGACCCATGCAGAAAGACCGGAAGCAGCAAGATAAGAACCGACTTGGCCGATAGGACCAGATCCGGATCCACCAGCAGGAGGAATATCCCCTTGCACAGTGATGTAAGAACCTTGCAACCAATCGACATCGGGAGCACCTTGGACAATCGAAAACTGGATTACGCCAGTTGCACGATTGACTGAAGTGATAAGTCCCAAGTCAGGAGTTTGCGGAGTAGCGATAGGCAAAACTGCCCCGCCGTCCGTAGCACTTGCCTGAATGGTCATGTTCACTTCGAATTGCACCACATCTTGAGGGTTTGCCAATGTGAATTGGTAGACACCGGGAGATGGATTGCTGACTGCAGTGCCAGTCACGCCACGAGTGGCGGTTCCGGAACCGAATAATTCGAAGGCCATGTTGTTCGACAAGTTTTTTATCCCGCCGTCAACCTGACGCTTCATCTCGTCCACGAAGGCCCCTGCATTCGACAGAGTTTGTTCGATCAGGAGATTCGTAATTGTTACGAGCTGATAATCCTGAACCACATAAACGAAAAAGCTCGAATATTGGTTAGGAGATTGATTGCCTTGAGCATTCAAAAAAGTATGTGAACGACCTTGGCCGTTTCCATACTGAATTGGGACCGGGATGTATTTACCAGCCAAGCCATCGCTGCTCTCGTTCTTAGGCATAAGGGCCATTGTGGGATTTTTCGCGTACACAAGGTCGCGAAGATAATCAGAATTATCCACATAAAGCTCTTTTAGAACGGCAACGGAACTTGTGCTGCTTGCATAAGTAGCCATTGTTTTACCTATTTCCTAAAAGCTGCCTGAGCTTTCAAGTGAACCATTCACTTTTTGGCTTTGGCAGAATTAATTTCTTGCACTCTCATGATTGCTCTTTCGCGAGCAGATAATGGTCTATTAACGCTCTGAGTGTTCGAAAGAGTTGGTTGAGGTTGGGGCTGCACCTCTTTTTGCTGCTGAGTTTTTTCAACAGCTCCCAAGCGCTGCTTCAGTTTCGAGACTTTAAGCAGAGACTGAAGCCTTTGAAGCTCCCGCTCTGTCAAAGCGTCTTCCACAAGTTTAGCCGCTTCCTCTACAGAAAGAACCGTGCCTTCTTTTTGGAATACTCGTTCCATCAGCTCCACCACTGCACCGATTTCACCCGATGCTTTGATGGTTTCGTAACTTGGGTCGGAATCCACCAAAAGCTCAACATCCTTCCGAATCTGATTAACCGCCGCATCGTAGGCTTGCTTATCTCTGTCCTCTAATTTTTTATCAAAGGACGTAAGCCGCTCTTCGAGTTGCGCTTTCAATTTCTCGATTTGCTCAAGAGTTTGCTGGTTAGGATCAGGGTTTTGCTGACTTAGCTGTAATTCAGTCAGCTTATCGTAAGTAAGGCCAAGCTCATTCAAGGCGCTCAAAGGATTCTCACGCAGAGATTCTTTCGCAACGTAATTTGCTCTTTCACGCTCGAAAGATTCTTGCTGAGCCTTCAGCTCTTGAAGCTTTTTCCGAATCGCTTGCTCTTTTTTGGCAAGAGCAACGAATTGAGGACTTAGGGGCTGACTTGTTGCTTCAGTCGGCTCTTCCTTCACCTCTCCATTATTGGCTAATTGTGACAATTCTTCCGTTTGCTGCGGAGCCTCCACAGCTGCTTCCGGGTTTAATCCACTTGGTGGAGGAGGGACATCGCTCATCGGCTGAGCAGTGGGAGCAGGTGCTTGAGCTGGTGGCGGAGCGTAGCTTTTAAGCTGAGAATACTGCTCTTGCCGTGCGGAAGTGGTCGCGATGCGTGGAGGAGCCGGATTTTCCGTTGGCTTCCCAGCAAGGCGAGCTTTTAAAGCCTCAGCTCTGGCAGTGGTCGGACTTTGTCGACCGAGAGTGACTTCTGGTTTTGATGGTTGCGTGACTGATTGTCCCGTGCGGGAACGTGGTTCTACGATTAGTGGCATGGTGTTTCTCCTGTGTTTATTGCCAGAATGCTTCAGGCAATTTCTGACGTTTCTTCGTCAAAAACTTAAACCGGGGCACCTTGAGGGAGCATCGGATTCATTGGTAAAGCTTCGGGAACGGCCAGCTGATTCTCAGGTCCGGGAGGCATCATGGGAGCCTGAGGCATCGCTGCCATTTGCAAATCTTGTATCTCGGCGAAAAAGTCTCGAAGCATCTGCAGCTTTTCTTCCTCAAGCTTGCAGGTCGAGTAAAGATTTAAATACTGTGTGCAAATCTCTGTGGCCTTAGCCAAGTCCATGAATTGGTCAGGGCCTTGGTATTTTCCTTCCTCGATAATGTCATCAAGGTATTGAAAGATTCGTTCTTCAGATGAGTTTGCAAGCGTTTCAATCTGTCCTAAGTCTGGGAAGTCGAGGAGCCTTCGACCCTCTTGGATGCTAATCATGTTTGATTGCATCATCTCAGCTACTTTCTGAAGTCTTCCTGCTGGGTCTTTCGGGAGGCTTGATTGCACATAGGCTTGAATGACAAATGGATTTTGCAGTAAGGATACATCGGGCAGCTCAATTTCTTTGCATCCCTTTTTCCTGTCTGTAAAGACAGTCGCATACTTTCCATCTCGCTTTGCGATATCCATGGCTTTATCAATAATCTGATAAGCAAGGTCCACATAAAAGTTGGTGTATCTCCGTTCTAACGCCGCGAACCGGTCCGAGTTGATGTCCTGATATACTCTTTGTGCTTCTCCTGAATTGAGGCCCGCCGGTTTTTGGCTGGTCGCGGAGAGCATGGACAGGCCTTCTTGCTCAAAACCGAATTGTATGAGGCGTGCTCTTTCTTCGTACAATTCCGGAGCGTTAGATTGGTTAACAGCAAACACAGGAACGGCGCCACGGTACGGGATGATCACTCCTATTTTATTTTGAAACAAAGCTTTATTGACCTTGGAGCCTTCCTCCACAAAAACCTTCGGAACACCAAACAGCTTGATGCTCCTAGAAATTGTATCCAGAAGTGAATTTAATTCAATCTGTGTCGGCATGAGCGCTTCAGCAGTCCCCATGCTCCAAAAACCCATCTGACGTTTTCGGTGATGCAGGAAAACAAAGGGAAACTTTTTCTTATCCCACGGCTCGTGGAAAAGCTCACCCTCAGAGCAGGCGATAGAATGGAAGCCATCCCCGGTGTTTTCGCCGCTTGGCAAGCTCCATCCTTCGATGACCATGATTAAGTCTGCAAGACTTCGTGTGCTTTCTGCAGTGTTATCGATTCTGGCAGGAATGCTTTCTGCGGCTTTTCTTCGCTCTTTCGGAAACATCGCTTCGACCATCGCCCGGTCCATCAGCTTTACTTGATAGAGCCTGCGCGGATCATCATAAGCGCTCTCCTGCATGTCGACAAAAAGCTCAGTGAGCAGCACTCTTTCAAGAGCGACTTTGTTTTCTTGGTTTTCAAGAATCTTTACACATCCTGTACCAAACACCAGCGCATCAGTTAGCACCCTTTCGCCCAACTCATACGCCTTGGTTTGGTACAGTTCCCCCAAGATAAAGTTGTTTAGCTTTTTCGCCAAGTTTCTTTCTTTATAATCTCCATTGTCAGTCAAAAAGACTGGCTGGGGTCTTTCTTGGCTAAGCCTGCTCACCAAAGTGTCCACCACAGCAGCAACCAAGTTGAAAGTCGGTCTGTTTGGAGTAAGTCCTCGAAGCCTGTCGACCACATTTAAGCTTTTTCCGACAAAGCCCATTAAGGGCTGACCACAGTAAAGCCTTGAATAAGAGCTTGCTCGCTCTAAGCGAAAGCTTTGGATGCTTTTAAGATAATCGACCGTGGCCACGAGCTGCTTAGCTCGCTCATCGCTTTTTGATTCTTCCCACCACTTAAAAGCAGTCGCTCCATCATACTTATCTTGGGTTCGATACACACGAGTGGTGCGTCCCGGCTTATCTTTTAAAGTGGTTTTGATGCTCATTGTGGTTGCTCAGGTTCTGTGACGGCGGGCATCGCTGAATAATACAGCAGCTCCTCGTCAGTTAACTCAGGCTCGTCCTCATCAATCTCTTGCTGGCGTTTCTTGTATTTGCTTTCTGGAATGTCTTCCGAAAGCTTCAGCTTGATGCCATCGGCTTCAAACTCCAAGACGCCTTTGTCTCTGAGGACCTTGAGTAAATCCTTAAGATTCTTTAAATCCATTATCCCTGTCTCTTTTTCTTTTCTCTTTCGCTTAAGATTTGACCAACCAAGGAGTGGTCATCATCACTTGGATTGTCTTCGGCATCATGAGATTCGTCTTCCAAGTAGTGAGTGTTTGAAAAGTCGATTTCTCTGGCAAAGGCTGGCTCATTGTCCTCTTCGGCTTCGACAGCTCCGCCTCGTGCCATTCTCTTTTTCATAATATCATCGACCACGCTTCCGCCGTGGGCAAGCTTTCCGACTTTGGTGTCATTCATCCCGGGGGCTTGCATTGCGTGGATGTCTTTCTTAAGTCTTGGGTCCATCGCTGGCTCATGATGAGGATTTAGCTTTTCATTAACCATTCCGCCTTCAGCGTAGCATCCTTGATTGCAGCTTGCAGGACCGCCGTGAGCGCACATTTCTCCGCCTTTGGCCATTGCAACGTTTCCACCCATGGACATCTCGTGCCCACACTTTTCACATTGATGTTTCACTTCTCCCCCTTTGGCCATGTTTCGGCGCTTTACAGCATAAGCGATGGCAACGGCTTGTTTTGGATCCTTGCCATGCTTAATTTCTGTTTTGATGTTTTTTTCAAATGATTTTTTGGACTTACCTTCGGAAAGAGGCATGTCTTACTCCATTTCCATGTGCTCGGATTCCTCATGAGGCTCAAGCTCTACAAGTTGGAATGCGTTTCTAAAAGCTGATGCAAGAGCTGTGGAATCTTTTTTCTCAATGGCTCTTAAAAGCTCTTCGGCTGCGGTTTCAAGCGCGATGTTTCTGTCTCGTCCCCGGTCGCTACGACTTTCCGTAACAATAACGCCTACTTTTTTGTCTTTATTATCAAATGGCGGTGGAAGTGGCATAAATCCTCTTTTCTTTACAAACAAAGGCTATTTGTGACAAAAACCGAAAAAAAATTGCCAAAATAAATAAAAATTGGGAAATTTATTTTAAGAGTTATCACGGCTCTTAGCTAAGGGCTTCAGTCGGGCTAACTGACTGCGTAGGGATTCATGCTCTCTATCGACCCATCTCCGGTAGCCGTTAGCTTTTTCTTTTTCTTATCACTTCAATTGATTTGACCGTGCTTTTCAAAATGGTGTGACTGTCCATGTTGTGAAGCTCATTATCGTGCGTGAGCCAGCTTGCAAGATAGAATGCCTTTTTGTCTTGGCTGACCAGCTCCCCAATCACCCTGCAGTAAAGAGGCTCAGCAATCCCGTTGGTCGAGCTGACATGGTCTAAGAAAATAATCTCCAAAACATCGCCTTGCTTGTATCTCATCGCTGAAACACCATGTCCTTAAAGAAAGCCTCATGGATTCCTCGGTGCACATAAATCTGCACCAGTTGGTGAAAGAACGCGCCGCTCTGCTTATGCCATGTGATTCCGAAGCCAAGGGTCCAGTCAGCGACATCCATGATGTAATCAGCCGCCTGACGCTGATTTCCCAGCCATCCGATGTTTAGCGCCACGAAGTCATCACCGTGTGCATTGTTGATGTGATACTCCTGAATTTTATGGGTGTGGCCAAAAATGACTGAGCTTCGAAACTTTTTGACCATGCTTGCAGCTGGGTTTTCCCCTGCCCGGGAGCCGTGGACGCAAACGAGATTCCCAATCACATACTTTCCGTTCTGACCATAAGGCACATACTTGATGTCCTTGGGAAGTCCCATGCACTCTTCGGCTTTAAACAGACCAGAAAGCTTTGGTGCTTTCTCGTGAATGTATTTAAGCAGTCTTTTCTCGTGATTGCCTTCAAGATAAATCACTTCTTTATGTGGCACAGCTTCGAGCAGCTCATCAAGTGCCTCTCGTGCAGCTGCCATCTCATCCTTCCATGTTTTAAAGTCCATCATCGGATCAAGCAAGTGTCTGCTCACAGAGTAGAAATCAAAAAAGTCTCCGTGGATGACAATGGTGTGGGGCCGGAGTGACCGACCGATGTCTAACAAGATTTTCCAAGCTGCTTTATTTACGAAAGGATGATGGCAATCCGACACATGCAAGACACGTTTGAGAGCGTTCAATGTAACCTCGCGATTGGTTTGGTTGCTTTTCGGATGATGCTTTGAAAACTTTATTCTAAATCATTAAACCGAAAAGGATCCATATCCTCTTCTAACTCGCGTTGTCGTTTGAGCGCTTGCTCATACATCTCGTCCTGCTGCTGCTTAAACCACTTTGGAGTATATGGTTTAATTACTTCAGCTTTTGGCTCGAAGGCCCAGTGATAAGCTTCCCGGAAAGCATAAAGGACTGCGTCACAGATGTCTGAGTGAAATGTGTCTTTTATTTTTAATTTGTCTGGACTTGGATTTTCCCGGTCCCACTCCAAGAGCTTTGCGTCCTGAGCAAACTGACTTTCTTTCTTGGCAAGAAACTTTCTGGTCCTCATCGAATCATTGAGCAGCTCGATGAATTCAAACTTCCTTTGCTTTTCTGCTGCGGTGACATGGATGCCAAATCGCTTAGTGACTTCCTCGGCAATCTTTTTCCCAAGGCCACCAGTGTCCATCACTATTCGGTCAGGATTATATCTCTCAACAAGGGTTTTAAGCTGCTCGGCCAGCTCAGTGATTCCTTGTTTGTTTTTGACAATCTCTTGCACCAAGAACAATTGCGGTGCGCTCTCGTGCCAGCCAAGTACCGCCAAAGCGTCAGAATCGTCAAAACCCAAGTCGACACCGATAACATAATGAAAGCCATGGCCATTGTTTGGAAGCTGTCCATAATCGTTTCTCTCCTCGCTGTATTTGAAGACCAGAGCATCGGGGTCGAAGGCCCACTTTCCAAAGCACTCCCTTTGAATGCTGGGGTCAGAGACATCCACTCCCTTGCGGTCTAACTCGCGTTTTAAAAGCTCTTGATGCGATAGTCCAGATTTAATTGGTAGCCATGGATTATCAAACATGGTCCAATAATGGTGTGAATAATTTTGGTTTTGAGTTTGATTATAATAATAGCCCGTTGGCACCGGTCCCGGTGTCCCGATAAGCCTTAGCCTGCCTCGATAGTCAATCAAGCACTTGGTGATAACGTCTTCGATGAGCGGCTCGATGTAAGACTTAAAGCTCTGGCATTCATCGATGTAGCACAGGATGAGCGCCATGCCTCGATACTTTTCAATCTCAGCAGCATCTGAAGCTCCCGAGATGTAAATCACGCTTTCGTTCGGGAAGGTGAGCGTCAGCTCGCTTTCGTTGACTTTGGCTCCGAGGCTGTACTCTCTGTTGATTCTAACAAGGTCGGGCCAAATGATTCGCTTAGCAGACAGTCGATTAAGAGTGAGATATAGGCAATTAACTCTTTCTCGTGAGAGAGCAGTTGAAACCAAATCTGCGATGCAGGCAAGTGTCTTTCCGCTCCTCCTTGAGCAGCAAGCCGTTGCAAAATCTGATTTATCGAGGACAAAGTCTTTCTGCTTACCAAAACAAAATTGCTCGACTCTAAAAGTAGGTCGGTCGTGTTTCTTAAGCCACGATTCTGCGAGCTGCTGATATTCATTTATCTGAGCCATCTAAGTCTTTTTTGATTAGCAGTGCCTTTTTCTCTGCTGGCAATTCGTTCCAAGCGTCCTCAATGCTGATTTTGGTGCGTGGTGTCTGGTCGAGATAGTGCTCGCTCATGTGTTTGAGCATGGTGTCGCTTCCATTGACTGCCCGCGCCCATTGCAGGTCCCGGAGTTTTGCCCTTCCGCTCTGCCTCGCTTCCTCAATTACTGACGCATAACGCCTTTGAATCGTGTCATGAGACACGCGGAAGAAAGCAGCAATCTCCCTGACGGTCCACTGCTTTTCAGCGCACTTTCTTAGCTGTTCTTCATCAATTGGCTTTTTCGGTCGAGCCATGTTTCACCGCCTTTTTTCCAGTGTACTGCTCCCATCGGTCGACAATGGTCTGACAGTACTGCGAATCAAGCTCCATCATAAAGCATTTGCGATTTGTTTTCTCGCAAGCGATGAGTGTCGAGCCTGAGCCTCCAAACAAGTCCAAGATTTTTGACCGGTCAGGAGATGAGTTAACAAAAGCAATTTCAATCAAAGGGATGGGTTTCTGTGTGGGATGGACTGTGCCAGTCGTGGGCCTGCTAACAGTCCAGATGGTTGTTGTTTTTCTGTCTTTCGCATTAAAAGGTTTTCCAAGCGAGGCATACCAGCAAGGCTCATGAAGAAAGCGAAAGTGAGCACCTCCAATTGCCGGAGCCGCAACTTCAGCTGTGCCTTCCCTGCCTTCGCCTTTGGCCCAGATGATTTGCTGTCTGACCCTAAGTCCTGCATTCTTTAAAGCCTCGACAAACTCGCATGTGTAGCGGTCTGCATGCCAGACAAACCAAGCGCAGTCTTGCTGACAGAATCTCACAGCGTTTTTAAAAGCTTTTTCCAAAAACACACGAAGCTTATCGTCAGTCAGGTCATCATTCTTAATCTTTCTCCCGAGCGAATCCTCATAAGACACGCCGTAGGGAGGGTCAGTAAAAACCATGTCTGCCTTTTCTTGGTTCATGAGCATCTCAACTTGAGCTGCATCTGTGCTGTCACCACACATGAGCCGATGGTCCCCCATCACAAACAAGTCTCCATGCTTAATGTCAGTGGGCCGCAGCGCGGGCACAGCCTCTTCATCACCATAAGGCTTTTCTTCGGGCGTCACCGTGAAGTCTTTAATCCCAACCAAGTCGATGTCGAAGGGTCCAAGCTCTCCCAAGTCCTGATTGATGCCTTGCAAATCAAGCTCAGCCCACATCGCAATCGCATTGTCACTTTGCACGAAGAGCCATTCCTGATCATTGTCTTCAAAGTCTTGCATGACCACAGGAGCTTTATCCCAGCCATTGTGCTTGATGGCCTGAAGCGTTCCATGACCCTTCACAATCTTGCCAGACAGACGGCTCACCACGATAGGCGCTCTTAGGCCTTGATATTTTAGAATCTTGGCAAGCCGTTCAATCTGACTTTCTGGGTGTTTGTTTCTGTTTTTAGGATGAGGTTTCAGCTTTGACACATCAACTAGCTCATCGAATTTACAATGGATGTTCATTATTTACACGCAAGCTTGTAGAGCTTTTCGGTGGCTTTCGGGGCCACTCTGTTTTCGACCACTTTCTCGATGATGTATCCTGCGGGACTGCAGATGACGACATAGCCAATCCCATAAGTCGCGTAGCTGCATCCGATGACAATCGTCCAGTAGCTCAGCACCGGAAGCAGTGCTCGATACTTTGGGTCTTTCGCCATGTGCTTAAAGTACTCGTCATAGCCATAATAGCAGGGCCGAAAGGCCACTCTCAGTCCATGATTGATTGTCTTAATGTCATCAAGCCTTAAAGCGTGACACACATCAAAGCCGAGCTTTGCTTCGGTCAGTTCATAAATTAAAGAAAGGGCATCACTGATTGGCTCAAACCAGCCGATGTCTCTGGTGTTGAAAGCTAAGTCGATGAGCATGCCGTCATACTCTCTCCAAATCGCTTCAACTTGCTTAGCGGTGTAGTGGTCGCCGTTTTTTCTCAGCTGTCGGGCGCTAAGCTTTACAATGTTTCTGATGGCTGTGTTTGATGTGACGGCCAAATCATAGTAGCTTTCGATTTTAAAGCCAGCTTTGTAAATCTGTCTTTCAACTTGAGTGGTGTCCCATCTGTTTTCCAAGCAATAACCCATGTGGGCTATCATAACGATCATAAGAGCGATTACTTTCATTACTATCTCCGTTTTTTGGTTTTTCCTTTGACCGACACAAACTCTGTGTCAGCTAAGCTTTCATAAATTTTCTGCTCATTCTTGTGTCTGACTTTTCCAAGCCATTCATTCACCTGAAACAGCTCAAGCTCTTTCTCGCTCATGAGCATGATTTTCTCGGCTCTCTCAGTCAGCTGCGCATCTCTCAATGCTCTCATGGCTTCAATGGCTTTAATCTTTTCTGCCACCTCCTGCTTTCCTTGCGGGCCGAAAGTCGCAAGCGTCACAATGCACTCGCCAAGCCGATAAGTGTCTCCGGCTTTTAATGCAAGCTTTGTAACTTTTACTTTCTCGTGCTGCCCGGTTCGCTCAAAAAACAGTGCCTTAAAACGAGTGAGCTTCACCCCGAGATAAAAGAGCAAAGCATGGAAGCTGTTTCTTAAAAGCCTAAGCACGTTTTTCCCTTGGCACTTTGACTGTGCTTTCCTTGATGGTGGCTTGAGTGTCAACAACCCATGCGCGGGCGAAAATCATCGGAAAGCCAAACTCCACATCACGCCATTTCACTTCGATGGTATTGTCTGCCGTCAAAGTCATGTCGATTCCCGGATAGTTTTGCTCGTCCAAGGTGCGATTAAAAGCGGTCTTCAGCACTGGCATCATAAAGCTGTCGGTCATGTAGACACATTTGAGTTTTTTCATTGTTTTTCTCCGATGATTGATTGTTTGAGTTTTTCTTCCACGTTTTCTTGCTGGTTTCGATAATGCCTTTTCACATAAATGAAAGGCTTGTTATTTGTGTCCAGAAAGCCATAGCCTAAAATCAAGTCCGGGTCATCTGCTAAGCAGCAGATTCGCACTCGGTCCTCGGCATAAATCTTTTCAAGTCTTTTTCTCTGAGCTGCCATCCACACCTGCTTTGGAAGCAAGGTGCTGTTGGTTTTGTCATACCAGTTGTTTTTAAGAAACGTGGCCATCAAAAAGGGAATGTCCCCATGACTGGCAGGCCGAATTGAAATTTTACTTATCATCCTTGATAAGCCCAAACCTTTTCCCGGTGTTTTGTATTGAGTACCACACTTGCCTGACCGTGAGATTAATCTTTTTTGAAATCTCGCGATAAGAGCATCCTTCAGCATGCAAAATCCAAATCTCTTTTTCTCTTTCTGTCTTAAAAACCCCATCATGGCACATGATCGATGCAAGCCGATAATACTCAGCTTGGGACTGCTTCCACACAAATGTGGAGTAGCCTTTTCCGCTGAACCTCAGATTCTTGTAGCTTTTCTCCTCCTGCTCCTCCCACGAGGTATTGAAGTTTTCAAAGCTGCTGGGTTCCCAAAGCTCATCTCCACCGCACTTCTTTAAAAGCCCGGTCTTTCTGTCTTCGATGTCAATAAAACCGGACGCTTTAAGTTTTCTGTCCCACTCCGCTATCAGCTTCCTCAGGTTTTTGTGTTTGTTTTGCATGGCAATAATCCCACGCCCGGTGCTCCATGCAGTAGTCTTGCTCATCTGCATCCTTCGGAGTGGTTTGTAAAACCTCAAACGCCACCTGATTTGCGGCGGCTTTTTGGATGGTTGTGACAATGTATCGCTTTTTTACATAAGCCATTTGAGGGGGCAGACTTATTATTAATTGAGAAATAACCTTTCTCAGCTTGTCATTTACTGGAAGACCACTCAAGTAGCTTATTTCATCCACCCATCGGCTAAACTCTGTCATCCCTTGAGGCAATTTTTCAGGGATGAAACTGTTCAACCAAATTGAAAGCTTAGATAAGCGTAGTATCAGCCTTTGAACCGTTTGCGATAGTCTCATCGATTTCATCCTTTATCTTGCCTTTGGTTTCTGCCATCAGCTTTGTCAAAGCTTCCCAGTGCTGAATTTGTTTTTGAGTGTCCACTTCAAGCTCTTTCATTTTGTACTTAAGAGCATTGATTTCCAAAAACCCTCTCAGCACGGAAAACTGGATGTCCATGATTTCTTGCTGAATTTCTTGGACCGTTTTTGGCTTTTCTTTTTTCTTAAACAAGCTCATTTAAATATCCGATGTGGTCGTGTCTGGTTTCTGCTCTTGCAGTTTCTGCTCAAGCTCCACAGCTTTCTTTTCCATGTCCTGAAGCTGCTTACTTAAAGCCAAGGTGAGATATCTGTCACTCACATTTCCAGTCACCTCAAGAACGCCTGTTTCTTTATCGAGCACTCCCCAAGGCACATTTGCCCACAGGACTTGCTTTTTGTCTTCGGTTGTTTTTGTTTGCTCTTCCATTAGTTCATCTCCTCGGTTGCTTCGCCAAAGGCGAAAGTGTTATTGAACGGAAAATCTGGATTGTTATCTCTGATGCGCACATATCTT